AAGGGTGACGTTATTCACATTCCTAAGCCTACTCGCGGCGATGCCAATGCAAAAGCGGCTGACACTGCAGTAACAATCATTGCCAACACCGAGTCAGAGTTGACCGTTACGATTAACCGTCACTTTGAATACTCGCGTTTGATTGAGGACATTGTAGAGGTTCAAGCACTTGGATCTTTGCGTCAGTTCTACACTGAAGACGCTGGTTACTCGTTGGCTGTACAGGTTGATAACGACCTGCACGCAGCTGGCACTGGTTTTGGTGACGGTGGTGCTATTGTATTTAGCCCCGCTGCTACTGACTACCAGCACACTGGTTGTTTCTTTAACGATGGCGGCACTACCACTCAGTACACTGATGACACTCTGATAGCTACTGACGAGTTCACGGATGCTTTTTTCCGTGACATGATTCAGAAGATGGATGACAACAACGTACCGATGGAAAACCGCAACCTGATCATCCCGCCTGCAACGCGCAACGCGATTATGGGCATTGATCGGTATGTGTCTTCTGACTTTGTAAGTGGTCAGTCAGTAAACAGTGGTCTTATTGGTAACCTGTATGGCGTAGACGTTTACGTTTCTGCCAACTGCAGAACCATTGAGGCAGCTGGTGACAACACCGCTTCTAGCGTTGATACTCGCGCTGCTTTGTTGTTTCACAATGAAGCCGTTGTAATGGCTGAGCAGCTGGCTGTACGCAGCCAAACGCAGTACAAGCAAGAGTACCTTTCTACGCTGTACACCGCAGACACCCTTTATGGTGTTCAGGTATACCGCCCAGAGGCTGGCTTTGTACTCGCAGTACCATCTGCTTAATCTACTCGGGGGCTTCGGCCCCCTTTCCTTTTTGTTTCGTGTTCTTCTTGGAGTAGTTCATGGCAACCACAATTAAACTCAAGAATGGATCGGGTGCGCCCGCAGCTAGTGATTTAGTCCAAGGCGAACCAGCATTTGATCTGACTAACAAGCGTCTTTACACAGAAAATGGTAGTGGCGCTGTTATTGAGGTGGGTTCAAACCCAAGCAGCCTTTCTATTAATGGGACGGCTGTAACTGCAACGGCAGCAGAAATTAATGTTTTGGATGGCATTACATCCAGTACAGCCGAATTAAATATTCTTGATGGGGTAACAGCTACAACAGCCGAATTAAATTATGTTGATGGTGTTACCTCAAACATACAAACACAGCTTGATACTAAAGGTACTGCATCTAACCTGTCTGACTTAGGCGTTACCGCAAGCGCATCAGAGCTAAATACCTTAGATGGAATTACAGCTACTACTGCAGAGCTAAATGTTCTTGATGGCGTTACAGCGTTTGTTGATGAAGATAATATGTCTAGCAACTCTGCGACAAGTATTCCTAGTCAGCAGTCAGTTAAAGCATACGTTGACTCACAAACCGGTGGTGGCGGAGCAACGCTTTCTGGCTTGTCAGATACAAATGTTACATCTCCTGTTGATGCCGCATTATTATTTTATGACACGGGAACATCTAAGTGGATCGACAACGTAGTATCAGGTCATATAACTATTGCCGATACAGGCGTTGCGTCTTTGAACGCCTCTCTTAATAATTTAACTGACGTTAATTTATCAGTTGCCGCTACAGATGGTCAGACTTTAGTTTTTGACAGCGGCACATCAAAGTTTATAGCGGGTACTTCCGGTGCAGGGCTGGACGGTGGTTTTGCTAATTCAACTTATCTTACAGCTCAGAATTTTAATGGAGGCGGTGCATAATCATGGCAAGCATAATTCAAATACGCAGAGATACAGCGACAAACTGGACTTCTGCTAATCCAACACTAGCTCAAGGCGAGTTAGGTCTTGAAACAGATACTCTTAAAATTAAAGCAGGTGATGGGTCTACAGCGTGGAACTCAGCTAGTTACTTGATTGATACAGGCGGCTACGCAGCTTACTCAGACTCTACCGCTAACTTCACAGGTAATCTGCAAAAGAGTGGCTCACCTGTTGTTACAGCGGCTTACACGGGCGATGTAAACGTTACTGGTGAGTTAATTGTTGATAGCTACAATGAAACTTACGCTGCTGTTACCAGTTCAAGTAACGCTACTGCTGTTAACTGTGAGGCTGGCAATGCCTTTAGTCACACACTAACAGAAAACACTACTTTTACTTTTAGTAACCCTCCTGCTTCTGGCACAGCCTTTAGCTTTTCACTAGAGATTATTCAAGACGGAAGTGCTTCAGGTTTTACTGTGACATGGCCCGGAGCCGTCGATTGGCCTGCGGCTACAGCACCAACACTAACAGCCACTGCCAGTGCTAAAGATGTATTTGTCTTTTACACGCGAGACGGTGGAACTACTTGGTACGGGTTTACTGCGGGGCAGGCGCTAGGCTGATATGAGCACTAAAAAGAAACTATTAGAAGCTGCTGCTGGCGCTGCTGCTGGTGATGAAGCTACTTACGTTGACGATGTGTTTTCGACTGACTTATGGAAAACAGCAAGCAACAACGACAATGCCAACATACCCAATGCCCTTGATCTTGGTGACTTTGGCTACGGAACAAGTACGAGATTTAACGGAACATCTGATTCCCTAAGTCGATCAAGCGACCTAAGCGGTAATGCTGATGGTAAGACGTTTACGTTCAGTTGCTGGGTTTTTCTACCGCCTAAGCGAGACGATAATCAGCGAATGTTGTATGCCACAGATTCTTCTGACAACGGGTTTATGGTTAACATAGACCAAAGCAATCATGTCGGTATTGAGGCATGGGATGGCGGGTCTAGGACAATACAGGCAACAGTGTCAACGGCAATTGGAACGAACGTCTGGACGCATATTCTTATATCAATAGATATGGCTAATTCTTCAAACAGATATGTGTATCTTAACGATACTGCGGCTTCTGTTACTTGGAGTTCTTATAACAATCAAAACATAGAGTTTACTAGATCAACGCATTACGTAGGCGTTTGGGGCAACGGCACGGCAAGGTGGTTCTATGATGACATGGCCCATATGTACCTCGACTACACCTATCGTGATTTATCAACAGCGTCTAATCGCAGAATCTTTATTGACGCCAATGGCGGTTCAACTTCCGCATCATCACTTGCCGCACTAAACCCAATTGTATATCTCCCAATGACAACGGCTTACGCTGTTGGCAAAAACGCGGGCACAGGTGGTGACTTTACCGCTAATGGCTCACCTACCATTGTGTCGAAAGGCACTGAGTACATCTCAGGCGAAGGCAAAGGCGGTCTGATTTGGTTAAAAAATAGAAGCACTACTGGTGATAGCACACTTTTTGATTCTGAGCGTGGCCTCCAATACGGAATATATACAACCGGCGCTGACGCTCAATGGGATACCACCAGCTTTGGTTTTACGGCCCCTACTTTTAACGCCGATGGATACTCCACAGGAACAGCAAGTGTCTATACAACTGCTGGGACACACGTAGGCTGGTCATTCCGCAAGCAAGAGGGGTTTTTTGATGTTGTAACTTGGGACGGTGACGGAACAGGCGCGGGCCGCGTAATTTCCCATAATCTGGGAAGCGTCCCCGGAATGATTATCGTCAAGTCGTATGTACATCCTAGCGGCGTTGGCAGCACCGACTGGCAAGTTTATCACCGAAAATTAAATGGCGGTACAAATCCAGAACAATACGGCATTTTGTTAAACGGCACCGGCACAGAAAATGCTTACACTTGGTGGAATAACACTGCTCCAACAAGTACGCAGTTTACTATCGGAGGCGGTCAAGATTTGAACGGCTCTGGCGGTAAATACGTCGCTTATTTGTTTGCTCACGATGCCCAAGACTTTGGCACAGACTCCGACGAGTCAATTATCAAGTGTGGAAGTCTTACCACAAGCGCAGGTACTGACTATAGCAATGATGTAACTGCAAGTGTTAATTTAGGTTTTGAACCTCAGTGGATTTTAGTGAAAGCGGTCGATGGTACGGGGGGCTGGCTTCTTGTTGATTCCATGAGAGGCATAGTCACCCCTTATGCTGATTTAAGCTATGTAGGTAATGACGCTTTTCTGTACGCCGATCAAAGTGCCGCAGAAGCTGACTATGGTTTTGTAAACGCAACCCCTACTGGCTTTAATATTTATAGGTTGCTTGGAAGTACAAAATACATCTACGTAGCCATCCGCAGACCCCACAAGCCAGCATCAGAGTTTGTGGCTACTGATTTGTTCAGTGTTGATTTAGGTGACAATAACGAACCCGGATTTGATACTGGTTTTCCAGTAGATATGGGTATGTTTAGACAGCACGAGTCAACCTCAGATTTTGACATTATGGCAAGGCTAACTCAACCCAGAAGGCTGGATATTACCACCGGTACTGAAGCTAATAAGGGTGGAACGGCCATGATGGATTATATGGATGGCTGGGCAGACGGGAGCTCAGATAATTTTATTGGGTGGGCATGGAGACGCGCCCCCGGCTATTTTGATGTTGTGACTTATACGGGCAACAGCTCCACCCGAAATATTTCCCATAATTTGGGCGCTGTGCCCGAAATGATGTTATTTAAAAGGCGAGCCCCATTTACCGCAGATTGGGCTGTCTATCACTCAGCAATAGGAAACGCTAAAGCCGTAAAGTTAAATACCAATGCCGGAGAGCACACAGCAACTAGCCAGTTTGGCAGTACGACCCCTACAAGCAGTGTGTTTACAGTTGGCAATTTTTCAACCACCAACAACAACGGAAATGATTATATAGCCTACTTATTTGCTTCACTCTCCGGTATATCAAAGGTTGGAAGCTACACCGGAACAGGCAGTAACTTAAATGTTGATTGCGGTTTTACTAACGGCGCTAGGTTTGTGTTGATTAAACGATCAGACAGTACTGGTGATTGGTACTTGTGGGATTCTGTGCGTGGCATCGTAGCTGGTAACGACCCCTATCTACTGCTCAACAGTGACGCGGCTCAAGTTACCAACACAGACTATATAGACCCTTTATCAAGCGGCTTTACAGTTACATCATCAGCACCAGCGGCACTTAATGCTTCTGGCGGCACTTACTTGTTTTACGCAATAGCATAGGAGAATCAACTATGTCGGAATATCGCATTAGATCAACGGGTGAGGTTAAAACTCAAGGCCAAATCCGAAGCGACAACCCCAACACATCTTTACCCAAGGTATGGACTGAAGCTACCTGTGAAAGTCTAGGCATTGATCCAGTACTAGCATCACCTCAACCAACGCCTTCTGGTGACTACAAGGTCGTAGTACGTGACGGCGTAGAGCAAGACGCCAATAGTAACTGGGTGTACGCATGGACAGAGCGAGATATGTTCACTGAGTACGAAGAAGAGGTTACTGACGAAGAAGGCGTAACAACTACTAGCGTAGTGACCGTGCAGGCTCAGAAAGACACTTACGATGCAGCAAATACTGCCAAGCTAGCGGCTGCAGAACGTGCTACACGGGACGATTTGCTAAAGGCTACGGATCACTATGGGCTGTCTGATGTAACCATGTCAGACGAAATGACAGCGTACAGGCAGGCTTTACGGGATGTGCCGCAGCAGGAAGGTTTTCCGCAAGAAGTTACATGGCCCGAAAAACCTGAATAACAAAAGAAATGAACCCGATGGAAGAACACAGACTGGATCGAATAGAGCAAAAGCTCGACAAGCTGACTGAAGCTGTATCACAGATTGCTCGCGTCGAAGAGCAGATCCTATCTGTGTTCAAGCGTATGGATAGGCATGAAAAACGCCTAGACGATCAGGAGGATGACATACGGGAGCTAGAGGGCGCTGTGTTAGCCAACTCAAGCTCTGTTAAAAACGCTGAGCGATTCTTTTGGGTTGCTGTCAGCGCGTGTGCATCTCTTGTTGTTTACATGGTGAAGTAATTTATGTGGCAGGCTTTTATAGCGCCCGTATCTAGCCTTCTTGGTCAGCTTCTTAAGAACAAGGCCGAAGAAAAAGCTGCGGTGCACACAGCCAAGATGGAGATTATTCAGAATACTGCATCTTGGGAGCAGTTGATGGCATCTGCCACGGCTACCTCATGGAAGGATGAGTGGTTTACTTTGTTGCTGTCAGCGCCTGTGGTTGCCCTTATGTGGGGCATTAGTATGAATGACGTTGAGATACTAGATCGAATAGGTATTGCCTTTGAAGAGCTTAATAGGCTTCCTGATTGGTATCAGTATCTATTGTTTATGGCGGTATCTGCATCGTTTGGTATTCGTGGTGCTGACAAGCTAATTGCGTTAAAGGATAAAAAGTAATGGCTTTGACTGCCGGAGAAAGGGACGCGCAAATTGCTGCGCTTGAGCAGATACTTTTTGACTTTCTTGCTAGTTTTGATCCTGCTGATGAATACGATGAAATGGATCGCATTTATCGTCAGCAAGAAATTGAGAGGCTTTTGGGTCTTATAGAAGATCTTCAGAATGCTGAAATTACTGTTGATGAATTTGAAGATGAGTTTGATCCAGACTTAGACGATTTCGATGATGACGATGCGGAAGATGTTGAAGATTGGGCTGAGCAAGCTGGGAAGGATGCTGTAGAGCAAGCTGAAAAAGATACAGAGGCTGCAAAGGATACTGAAGCTGACAAAGACGCAGAGCAGTTTGATAAAGATACTGCTGCTTCAGAGCAAATCTTAAAAGATAATGCCGAGCAAGCTGAAAAGGATGTTGCTGAGCAGTCAGCCAAAGACACAGAGCAATCAAATAAGGACGCTGCGGAGCAACAAGAGAAAGACGCTGCAGAGGCAGAGAAAGACAAAGACTCAGAGCAAGCCGACAAGGATGCGGAAGATACAGAAAAGGACGCTGAAGAAACTCAAAAAGAACAAGAGGCTGAGCAAACCGCAAAGGATCAAGCGGAGCAGGCTGAGAAAGACGCTGAGCAAGCAGCTAAAGATGCCGAAACAGAACAGCAAGAAAAAGATGCTCAAGAGCAAAGCGATAAAGATGCTGAGTCAGCCCAAAAAGATGCTGAAAACGCAGAAAAGAATGAAGAGTCTGAGGCAAAAGATGCCGAGCAAACTGAAAAGGATGCTGAAGAAACAGAGAAAGACAAAGATGCTGACGAATCTGCAGAGAAAGATAAGGACGCAGAGGCCGACAAAGACACTGAAGCAGAGCAGACTGAAAAAGACGCAGAGCAGGTTGGCAAGGATGCTGAGCAATCAGAGAAAGATGATACAGAGCGTCAAAAAGATGACGCAGAGCAGCAGCAAAAAGATACCGACCTTGAAAACGCTCAAAAAGACAATGCCGAAGAAACCGAAAAGGACAAGGATGCTGATGCTGCTGAACAGCTTGAAAAGGATACAACTGAAAATGTAGCCAATAACGCAGGCATTGATAAAGATGCTGAAGACTCCGCTTTAGCAGATACCACTAAGGATGGAGTAGACGGTGATGGCGATGGTGGCGGCAATGGGGAAGAGGGCAGTAACGATACCAAGGATGGCGAGCCTCAAGATGTTGATGTTAGCAATAAAGATGGTGAGGGAATACTAGGCACAATTATAGATATTGTCTTAGATAACAAAGACTCTGGCGGTCCTGACGGTGGCGGCCCTGACGGCGGCGAAGAAGAACAATCAGACACTAAAGACGGTGAGTCTGAAGATGCTGATATCAATAATAAAGATGGCGAAACACAGGAAGAGCTTCAGTCTAATCCTATAAAGGACGCTGAAACCGTTGAGGATATTGTTAGCAATAAAGATGGCGGAGGAGATCCAGGGGGAGAAGACCCTGATGAGGATTTAGATACCAAAGATCAGGATGGCGAAACTCAAGAAGAAATCTTATCCAACCCTATTAAAGACGCTGAGACTGTTGGAGATATTATTGGCAACAAGGATGATGGCGGCGATTCTGGGGGAGAAGAGTCAGACGAGGATTTAAACACCAAGGATGATGAGGGTGAAACGCAGGCAGAGATGCAGGCTAATCCTATTAAAGACGCTGAAACCATAGACGAAATTATTAATGGAAAAGATGCTGAGCCAGAGTCAAAAGAAAAAGAACCCGAGCTAGGCAGCGGAGATGACAAGGAAGGCGGCGAGGATAATGGTCAGGTAGTTGATACCAAAGATGCTGAAACTGCAGCTGACGTTATCGGCGTGAAAGATGGCGAGGGAGATACAAAAGATGCTGGGGGAGAAGGTGATGTTCTTAATTTGTTTAAAGGCATTGGTTTAGGCGGGGGCATTAGCTCTGGATTTACGCCACCAAAAGCCCAAGATTTTATGTATCGCCTTGATTTTGATGCGCCAACACCAACAGGCGCACAAATTACAGATGAAGATTATCTAGCCAAACTGGAGGCATACACTCCAGAAAAAGAGCTTGATGAAATAATTAAACGCAATTCAGGTGGAATGTTCACATGACATATTTGGATCTGGTAAACAATGTGCTTCGCCGCTTGCGAGAAGACGCGGTTGGATCTGTTACTAATGACGCTTACAGCACAATGGCGGGAGACTTTGTCAATGACGCCAAAGAGATGGTTGAAGCTGCTTGGGATTGGTCAGCACTACGAACTCGACTAACAATCACAACGGCTGCTGATGACTATACCTATTCACTAACAGGGACAGGTGACAAGGGAAAGCTGTTAAATCTTATTAACGATACTTCAAATTTAGAGATGGCGTATCAAACTCAAAACTGGTTTGACGATAAGTTTTTTATTCAAAACACAGCTTCTGGTGCGCCTGAGTACTACACCTATGCAGGTGTTGATACCAATGGTGATGCACAGATTGAGGTATATCCCAAGCCTGATGGTGTGTATAGCTTGAAAGCAAAAGCAGTAATTAGGAATACGGCATTAAGCGCGAATACAGACACACTAGCAATTCCAAGCCAGCCTGTTATTCACCTTGCAGTTGCGCTGCTTTCAAGGGAGCGAGGGGAAACTGGTGGAACATCTACCCCAGAGTACTTTGCTATTGCTGATAAGTATTTGTCAGATGCAATTGCTCTTGATGCTCAACGTCACCCTGAAGAAACAATCTTTTACACTCCATAGGAGCAGTCATGGCACAACCATTACAAAGCATTGACTTGATTGCCCCTGGCTTTAAAGGGGTAAACACGGAAGATTCTCCAATCGCGCAAGACCCGTCATTTGCAGATATTGCAGATAATGCGGTAATTGATAAGCGAGGCCGTATTGCGTCTCGCAAGGGCATTAATGTCTTAACTACTAACAAGACTGTGTTGGGTTCAGATCGCATTCACAGGGTTCATCATTTTTATGATGAGGATAATAACGAGGTTATTTTTAGTACGGGTAATAACAAGATTATTACGGGTACAACTACTCTTGTTGATGCAACGCCAGGGTCTTACACGATCACAGCTAATAACTGGCGCATTGTTAACTTTAATAACAAAGCGTATTTTTTCCAGAGAGGTTTTGACCCGTTAGTTTATGACAATGCTAACGGTGTTAGGACTTTTAGTACGGTCAATAGCAATACTACTGCTGCTACATTGAAGTGTAATGAGGCGGTTTCTTCGTTTGGTCGACTTTGGATAGCAGATAACGCAAATGAAGCGCAGACTATTTATTGGTCTGATCTTCTTGATGGTACTGACTTTACAGGCGGAAGCAGCGGCTCAATAAATGTCTCTAAAGCATGGCCTGATGGCTATGACGAGATTGTTGGGTTAGCAGCGCATAACAATTTGCTGGTTGTGTTTGGCGCACACAGTATTCTTGTTTACGAAAATGCCAACAGCCCTGCAGTAATGCAACTAGCCGATACCGTGTCCGGTGTTGGCTGTGTAGATCGCAATTCAATTCAGGGTATTGGTACAGACGTATTGTTTTTGTCCCATGCGGGGCTTCGCAGCCTTGGCAGAACAATTCAAGAAAAGTCCTTGCCCTTATCAGACTTGAGTATCAATGTTAAAACAGAGTTGATTGAGGTTATTTCGTTAGAGACAGAACCTGTTTGTTCTATATATAGCCCTGAAAACTCTTTTTATCTTATAGCTTTTCCAAGCCAGCAAACTGTTTACTGCTTTGATCTTAAAGGCAAATTAGAAAACAACGCTTATAGAGTGACTAGGTGGACTTCTGTGGGTCATAAATGTTTTGCGCGCCACACAGACGGAACTTTGTTTATTGGTTCTTCGGATGGCATTGGGAAATATGATGGATATACAGACAACACATCGTCTTACAGGTTTAGGTATTTTAGTCCTGCTTTAACATTTGGAGATCCAAGCAGAATTAAACTACTTAAGAAAATACGTCCTACTTTTGTTGGTTTGAATGAAGGAAAGGTATTTGTTAAATGGGCGTATGATTTTGAGTCAGCGTTTAAAAACTATGAAATTTCTGTAGGTGATCAAAACCCAGCTTTTTTTGGTGTTAGTCAATATGGCATCGATAAATATACAGGCGGCATTTTGATTACTAGGCAGTCTGTGCAGGCTAGCGGTAATGGCACAGCAATTACGATTGGGATTGAAGCAGATATAAATGGCGCAATCTTATCGATTCAGGAAATAAACTTATTGGCGTTAATAGGTAAAACGGTATGAGTGATTACAGCAAGACTACAAACTTTGGCGCCAAGGACACGTTGCCCTCTGGCGATAGTAATAAGATTATTCGTGGTAGTGAGTTTGATACGGAGTTTGATGCCATTGTTGCAGCAGTGGCTTCAAAGTCTAATATTGCCTCGCCCACCTTTACGGGGACAGTGACGATCCCTGCGTTAACGATTACAGGAAATGTAACGGTTGACCTTGGTAGTGCGGATACAGTCACTATAGACGGGGGGACTTACTAATGTCGCTTTTTGGTGATATCGCTGGCTTAGCTGCGATTAATACAGCCTATGAAAAGCTGGGATCTGTTGGAGATACAGCTTTATCGCAGTCTAGCGCGCTGGCTGCGGATCTTTATAGTAAGGGTCAGTTTCAGCCATTTACTGTTACTTCTGGAACTGGACAGTCTGTTATTGGACCTGGGAGTTTAAATCAACAATTAACTAGCACCGCTGCATCTTTGCAAAACGCATTGTTTTCTAGGGCTTTGCAGGATGTTTCTGGAGAAACAGCAGGAGCAATTCAAGCAGGAGGAATTGGTGGTGATCTTCTTGGCAGGGTTACTGGAACGCTTGACCAGCCAATTTCTGGCTATTCTCCCTTAGCGCAAGCTACTGATGCTGCTATATCTCAAGGCATGGGTTTTATGCAGGAAGCGGGTATGCCTGTTGCTCAGAGAGAACAGCAGGTATTTGATCGTATTCGTGCAGCACAACGCCCAGAAGAAGAGCGTAGGCGACTAGAACTTGAAGAAAGACTAGCTACACAGGGTCGTTTAGGGGTTACTACAAACCTTTATGGCGGCACACCAGAGCAGCTTGCTTTGTCAAAGGCTCAAGCAGAAGCTCAGAACACGGCTATGTTGCAGGCTATGCAGCAAGCTAGGGCAGAGCAGGCGCAGGCGGGGGCTTTAGGTCAGCAGTTTACAGGGCTTGGCGGAACATTAGCTGGGCAGCTGCAGAACCTGCAGTCTGCACAACAGGCTCGCGGGTTAGGTTTTGCTCAAACAGGATTAGGTTTGATGCAGGGTCGTGAGGCGCTTGAGGCATCTGAGCTTCAACAGTCTATTGCCGCATT